GCGCAAAAGCGCAAGATGATTAAAGAACTTAAAGGCGCAAGTAAGCTACATGCCAACCAAGCTAAACGCCTTGAAAAGACGCTTGAGAAAAAGCCTAAGAAGTAATGTGTTATTTGGCATTGTCCGAGGAGTACAAGTTGGATACAGGTGACAAAGCCTTGCAGGAAATAACCATACATGAGCGTGAATGCGCTTTGAGATACGAACGAATTGAAGAACGATTAAAGGATGGATCTCGTAGATTTGACAGGTTAGAAAACATGATCTGGGGTGTGTATGCCGCTGTGATCGTAGCTGTCGCACTACCGATCCTAATTTCTATGGGGTAGCACATGATACTAGAGGCCGTTGCAGCAGTGTCAGCAGCTTGCAAGGCTTTAGAAATGGCTGCGGGGGCGGCACAGAATATTGAAGCTCTTGGTGGGTACATCGGGAAGCTGGGCGCTGCGGAATTTGATCTGCAACGAGCCAAAAATAGTAAGAATTTAAGCGAAGCTGAAGCGATGAAAATCGTTATGGCAGAAGAGACTTTACGTCAATCCAGAGAGAATATCAAAGAGGTATTCTTGATGACTAACAGGATGGATCTGTGGACTGAGATGATGACAAAGATGGCGGAGGCGCGTAAAAATCGCCAAGCGTTCATCAAAGCAGAAATCGCAAAGAAGAAAAAGTTTCGGAAAGAAATGGGTCAGTACGCAATGATCTTTGTAGTAGTGATCGTTTTAGTTCCTGCTACCATCGGGGGCTTACTTGCGTGGCTAACTAACAGATGATCATGGCATTTTTGCTGATTGTCATTATTGATGGAGAGCCTTTAAAAGAAGAATTCTATTTTAGAGACGTGACTCGCTGCAATCAATTTGCATATTATGTAGAGAGTGGTGCGGTTAAAATGACTACTCAACGGCGTAATCAGAACAATATAAGTGCGTACTGTATTCCAAAGAAAATACGGTCTAACACTAAAACTTGGGACTAACTATGAAATTTGGCGCAATAAAAAGCATTATAGGTAGTTTAGCTCCTACTCTTGGACAGGCTCTAGCGGGGCCGTTAGGAGGCACAGCGGCGTCTGCAATCGCTTCTGTACTAGGCTGCTCTACCGAGCCTAAAGACCTAGAAAAAGCCGTACAGAACGCTACGCCCGAACAACTCGCTGAGATTAAAAAAGCTGATAACGATTTTAAAGTTCAGATGAAAAAACTAGATGTAGACGTTTTTGCTCTACAAACGGCTGATACACAAGACGCTCGTAAGTTTTTTAATAAAGACTGGACTGCTAGAATTATAGCAGTGCTTTGTGTTGTCTTCTTTGGTTGCTACATATTCATGGTAACAATACAGCCGCCAGACGCAAATTCAGATGCTGTAATAAATCTGGTACTAGGATACCTTGGTGGAATTGTTTCGAGCATAATCAGCTATTACTTTGGTTCATCTGATACGGGGAACAGTAGTGAGTGATTTAATTAAGATGCTAAAACGGCATGAAGGTGTCCGTTCTAAAGTTTATATGTGCTCAGCAGGTTACGAAACTATCGGTGTAGGCAGGAATATCGCAGATTCTGGGTTAGGCTTATCTGATGATGAGGTTGACTATCTGTTAGAAAACGACATTAAAAGGGTAAAAGAAGAACTTACGGATAGTTACTTTTGGTTCCCTGCGATGAACGAAGCGCGTCGAGATGCTTTAATAGATATATCGTTTAATTTAGGACAAACACGTTTGCGTGGTTTCGTTAAAGCTCTTGAAGCGATGTCGCGTGAGCAGTTCGATATCGCTGCAGACGAGTTTATGGATAGTAAATGGAGTCAGCAAGTAGGTAATCGTGCTATAGAAGTAACTGAAATGATCCGGACAGGCGAGTATCAGTAATGGCTTTACAGAAATTCTTATTTAATCCTGGAATCAATAAAGAAGGTACAGATTATACCGCTGAAGGCGGTTGGTTTGATGGAAACCTTATGCGATTCCGTAAAGGCTTTCCTGAAAAAATAGGCGGTTGGGAAAAATATCTTCCTGATTCGTTTGAAGGAACAGGTAGAAAATTACACGGTTGGGTTACGTTAGACGGTACAAGATTATTAGCTTTAGGTACTCGTTTTAAACTGTATGCGCAATCTGCGGATAATTACGTTGATATAACCCCTATTAGAAAAACGTCCACTAATAGTATTACCTTTTCCGCTACTAACGGATCTTCGATTATAACTGCAACAGATTCTAACCACGGAGCGAATTTAAACGATTTCGTTACGTTATCAGGAGCAGCTTCTTTAGGAGGTGTAGTTACTGCAGCAGTATTAAATCAAGAATACCAAATAACTTCTGTTCCTTCTGCTAATACATACACGTTTACAGCTAAAGATACTTCTGGTGTTACTGTTACCGCTAATTCATCTGATAGTGGCAATGGCGGTTCAGGCGTAGACGGGTTATATGAAATAAACGTAGGGTTGGATGTTTTTGTTAGTGGTACTGGTTGGAGTGTTGGCGGATGGGGATCAGGTACTTTCGGTTCTACAAGTGCCTTAACCGCAAATAATCAACTACGGTTATGGTCTTTAGATAATTTTGGTGAAGATTTACTTTCTAACGTAAGAGCAGGAGGTATTTTTTATTGGGATTATACGAATGTTTCAAATAGACCTGTTGCTCTATCTTCGATAGCTGGAGCTAATTTCGCTCCAACAGTAGGGTTACAAGTTTTAGTATCCGATATTGATAGGCACGTTATTGTTTTAGGTGCTGATCCTATAGAGAGCGGTAGTAGATCTGAAGAAATAGATCCTATGTTAGTTGCTTTTTCAGACCAAGGGAACCCATTGCAATGGGAACCTTTATCTACTAATACAGCAGGTTCGTTACGTTGTTCTGCTGGGTCTCAAATTATCGGCGGTATTAGAGCTAGACAAGAAACACTGATTTGGACTGACGTTGCAATGTATAGTTTGCAATTCGTTGGGCCTCCTTTAACTTTCGGACTTAACCTTGTTAATGAAGGAGTTAGTTTAATTGGGCCAAATGCTGTAGTTAATACTCCTAGCGGTATTTTTTGGATGGATAAAAAAGGATTTTATTCATACGGAGGAGCAGTTGAACCTGTTCAATGTAGTGTCGATTTTTATGTTTTTAACGATTTTAACATAGATCAGGCTTTCCAAGTTTTTGGATTTTTGAATAAGCAATTCGATGAAGTAGGTTGGTTTTATTGTTCTAGTTCTTCAGACGTTATTGATAGATACGTTACTTATAATTACGTTGATCAAACGTGGAGTATTGGACAATTATCAAGAACTGCATGGTTAGACGAAGGTATTGAATCGTATCCTAGAGCTACTGGAACAGTTAGTGGTTCTAATTTCTTATTTGCACATGAAACAGGGTTCGATGATGACGGTTCTCCTATGGATAACGTCTTTATTGAAAGTGCAGATTTCGATCTAGGAGAAGGGGAAGATTTCCAGTTTATCCGTAGAGTTATTCCTGACGTAGAATTTACAGGTACAGGAACAGATCAAACTATAAATATGGTTTTAAAAGCTAGGAACTATCCTGGAGATTCTTTAACTACCGATCAAACAACTTCGTTTACTTCTACGACTACTAAAATTGATACTAGGGCAAGAGGCCGACAAGCCGCGATCCGGTTTGAATCAGATGACGATGGAAGTACAGGGGTTCGTGAAGGGTTGGGCTTTAGGATAGGCGCTACACGGTTAGATTTACAACCGAACGGTAGACGATGAGTAGAATATTACAAGGTAGATTACCGTTTAGTCGTGGCCCGTATGTAGAGGCTGTAACATATAACCGTAGTGTTAGGTTATTAGAGTTAAGTTTAGATGCGTTTGATCCTTCACAAACTCTAGTGTTTTCTCAAGAACGCAGGGATTTGTTTAAATTTAACGATGGAACGATTATTTGGAATGTTTCTGTCGGACTTTTACAAATGTATAATGGAGATCAATGGATAGATATATCTGCTCCGTTACCCTATACAACAGATCCTTTAGAAGCAGAAGGAAAGGTTGGTAAAGTACAGGTGATAAACAAAGGTGCGATTGTCGTATCTGTAGGCGGTAACTGATTTTGAATATCTTTACAATATCTCCAAGTAACTTGTTCGAGTATATTTGGGCAATCTTTGACAAACTAACTACGGTAGTTGGCTAATGACAAGTATTTATAGCGACGATCAACGTCAATCCTTAATGAATTCAATGACTAACCCCGAATCTAACGCCGTTAAGTTTTTAGAACAAGGCGGAGAAACAGGGTTATCTCCTGATATTACTATGGATATCCTTAATAAATACGCGACATACGGTGCAAATACGGGTATCGGGAATATTGGAGGTAGTCGTTTAGTCGAAGCATTAAACGAAGAATACCGTAAAAAAGTAGATGCTCCGTTACAACAAGAACCTAAAGAAGCCTTTCTCGGTGGTCTCGCAGAGGCTTTAGCTGCATTAGGAACAGGTGCAGTTAATGTAGTTAAAAGCGGTGCTGAAAGTGTTGGTAATATATTTAAAGACGGTGCTGAAAGTGCTGCCGAAGCAGCGGATAATTTAGAACTTGAAAATACTACAGAAATAGCTACTTCTCCACAACAAGCA